TATATCATAGATTTTTGGAAGATGGGCATCTCATGATTGGAAGCGGTAATGTCAACTAAACCACTAATTTTGCATAGAGAGAAAGGAGATGTCAATATATGTGGCCAGCATGTCAAATATGCGGTAAACCAGTACGGAATATAAGCGATGAGTTTTGCCGAGGTTCTCACTGCGACGGCAAGCCGATGACGTATCCGTCTGCCAAAAAACCGCACACTAAAAGAAAACTTACTCGCGCTATGATTAAAGCGCGCCGCAAGAAAGGTAGGAAATGACAAAAATGGATAAGCGCTCGATAAAGCGTTTTCGCTGCTGGCTAGTTGAATCAAAGCAGTATGTCTATGATATTCAAAAAATTTGCGATGGCAAACTGATTAAAAGCTTTGCCGAAATTTTGAATAATCCTAAAAAATATGTCGTAGAACAGGAAACTGGCGCTATTGATATCGCTAAAAATAAAATCCGGGAGGGTGATATCGCAAAATATCGCAACGCCAACTATCAGCGCGAAGTTTTTGAGTGGCAATATGGCGTCGTGGTTTTCAAAAATTGCGGCTTTGAGCTGTACAACCCAATCAAGGACACTGCAGAATCACTAACTGATATATCTATCAGTTTTTCGAAAATTGAGGTCGTCGGCAATATCCACGAAAACCCTGAGTTGCTGGAGGAGAAAAAGTCATGACCATAATAATCGCAGTGCTTTTCGCAATCGTAATACTAACAGTCCTAATCGTGCCAGCAATCGAAGATGAGATCGAGTATCGAGAGTGGCTTAATGAATCTAAAAAGAGGAGGAAGTAATGGGCAAGATCGAACTTAAAGAGTCGGTATTTCGGCAGTCTTTTGACGGGCTTGCTGTCGGCGACAAAGTGTACCTCAACTATCGGGACGAAAGAAAGAATAATCCTGACAGATATAGGATTGGCACTGTTATCGCCGGCGGAATGACTGAAGAGCGACATACTACATATTTATTTGGCCTCTTTGTAATACCTAGAACTCGAAAGGTCACCAAGGTGCTGGTTGAAATGAAAGATGGTGAGAACACCGAACGCTTTTTGAGGAAGCCGAGTGAGTGTTTCAAGGTAATTGATGGAGGCAATAGCGATGCCTAATCTTGCAAACATAGATAACCCAACCGAGGATCAAGAGCAAGAAGCATTTGTGCAGTGGCTGCGGCTGAAAGGTTATCCACATTTTCGCGTGCCGAATGAAACATACACCCGAAGCTGGAGCCAGAAAGCGAAGAACAAAAAGCTTGGCGTGAGTTCTGGCGTGCCTGACTTGGCCGTAGTCGTGCCGGATGTCTGGTATGGATACGGCGACAATGTGCCTCGAGAGGATCTATCATCATATACCAATACATACGCAAATCGTTTGGTATTCATCGAAATGAAACGCAAGAAAGGAGGTGCAACATCAACAAATCAAAAGAAGTGGATTAAAACGCTCAATGAGGCTGGTATTCAGGCTGTTGTTTGTAAGGGCTGTGATGCGGCGATTGAGTTTATTGAATCAATAACTTGAGAGGTTTATGACTGAAGTGGAACGCTTGACTGCTTGATAAAACAGTCAAAGCATTTTATAGCTAGGCGCTGGTGAGATTGAGCGGTTGGGAGGCCGCGATTGCCAGCGCCTAATCTGTATATTTCAGAGGTAGAGGAGGGATAACAAACATGGTTAAGTGGCTAAAAATTGACAAACAAGACAAGACGAGGCGACGCCGTCAGGAGATCGGGCAGGTCGCCATTTATTATATTTCGAAACAAGCAATTATTATTGGCGACGAGCGAAAATGTAAGCCGTTGTCGCACTACATTCTCTTGCAGTCTTGGCAAGACCGAAACAAGAAACCATACCAAAATATGCTGCGCAAATTGAGAAACACGAAAGATTTGACTTTCATGCAAGCACAGCTCATCGCAAATAGTTACGGTGTGCACATCTCAGCTGTTTCCGAACAGTCGATACCAAAAGAGCTGCGCGTCAATCTCTAGAATTATAATCATGAAAGATGATTTCAAATCATGTCCTAAATGTGGCCGAAAGTATAAGCGGCAGGACAATTACGATATCCATGTAGCTGGTTGTAAACGTACGTCGCCATCAACTCATGGCGGAGCCAGGAAAGGTAGTGGCGGAGTTAAAGGTAAAAAGACTCAAAAGGTTCTCGACCGCATGAAAGAGAAGCAGCGAATTTTAGACCGAATCACCAGAAACGCTGACAAGTTGTACGAGGCGCAGTTCCGATTGGCGACAGGTGTGCAACTACTGTTCGTTATAAAGACCGACCGAAAAGGCAACCGATTGCCGGCAGAGCAAGTTACCGACCCTGAGACTATTGCGGCATTTCTCGATGGTGAGCTTGATGGTGTGGACGACGAGTACTATTTCATCGCCACGCAGAAGCCAGATAACAAAGCTATTAAGGACATGCTAGACCGAGCGTTTGGCAAGCCAGTTGATCATGTCGACCTGGACGTCAGCGTTCGCGAGAAACAGCCGCCAAAGATTGTCTCGACCATCAAGCCGCGTAAAACGAAAGGCGAGTAGTTCATGTCGCTAGAATTGAAGCCAAAGCAGCAGAGTGTTGTCGATATTATTAACGATTGCCCTGAAGTCGATACTATTTACTTGATTGGTGCAGTTGGCACTGGCAAGACAGACATTGCAGCCAGTATCGGCATAGATATTTGCGACACATTTGAGAAGACATACTGGACAGTGTTTCGTAAGAATATTAGCACAGCGAAGCGATCAGTCATTCCGTCGTACCTGACAATGCTCGACCGCAAAAACTTCAAAGAGGGCGAGGACTACACATACAACGGCCAAGATTACGAAATTAAGTTTCCTAATGGCTCAAAGATTGGCTTTGTAGAAGCGGATGAAACAAAAGACAGGAGCGGTCAGAAAATTAAGGGTATCAATGCTAGTGCTAGTCATATTGACGAGGCCGACGAATTGTCGCTGACGATGTTCACCACAGCCAGATCCCGTAAAGGCCGCCGCAACACCAACGGGCAGCCAAGCATCGCTATTATCACCCTCAATCCAAACGATGTTGATCATATTAAAGAGGTGTACATGCGTTGGAAGTACGGCGGAAATGGCAAGTATGAGCCACTGCCACCGAATATTCGCGTGGTCGAGTTTGACTTGTCTGATTCATGGCAGATGCAATCAGACATTGACGCTATGATGACCAACCCGACATGGTGGGTCGAGCGGTACCTGAAAAATAACTGGGAATACCAAGACGAGAGCAAGACGATATTCCGATCAAGCATATTTGCTAAGGCGATTGTGAGCAGCTATGAGCCAGGGCGTAAGACAACCGGCTACGACGTGGCTCGTGATGGTGTTGACCGTAGCGTTGCAGTTGACTGGGAAAATCTGACGCTGGTTGACGGCACGATTACTAAAGACTCGAACGAACAGATAGAGACCGGCAAGCAAGCCGAGTGGCTAATTGAGCATTCAGATAACTTCTCTATTGGCTACGAGAATATTGCAGTCGACGGCGTGGGTGTCGGTGTTGGTGTTATTGACGGGGGTAAAGACCGCGGCGCTGAGTTCGCGGTGTTTAAGTCTGGTTTTTCGCCTGACCCATTCCTAACATTCGATGACGAGCCGAAGAGCCGAGAGGATGCCGAGCATTCACAGGAGTTGATGGCGTTTAACAATTTACGGTCACAGGTGGCATACATGCTGGCAATGGGATTGGACAATGGTAAGGTGAAAATCCTCGATAGCTTTCCATTTCTCAATGAGTTTATTAAGGAGGCGCAGATGCACCACCACGAGTACAAAGACAAGGTGTTTGTGTTGGAGTCTAAGGAATCAATCAAGAAACGGCTCGGCAAATCACCTGACATATTCGACTCTGTATTGATGGGTTTTTGGCTACAGCTGAAGCACGAGGTAGTGATGGAGTGGGGCGGAATTATGTAATCCGTATATTTACAGTTAGAGGACTATATGAAATTGAAAGACTTTTTGCGCAATATTAAGTTTGAAAAACCAGACAGGGATACTGTCGTCGAGGCGTGGGTAGGACTGCTGATGTTTTTTGGCGTGCCATTTTGTGTTTGGCTATATTACGGTGGCAAGATCGCCACAGTGGTGTTTGTCGGCGTACAGCTGATATTCTGGTCGGTTTATTTATACAGGAGCAATAAGTAGATGGGAATTATTAAAACAGCCATGGGATTAAGGGGTGAGCGACGTGTGAGTGGTGTTGACCCCGCTTTTCAGAGATTATCAATGTTTGATCATTACCGAGCCAGCAGTTACGCGACAGCTTATCCTAATATTCGAACGGTTGCCAACAAGTATATGACAGTGCGGCCGTTTGCTATTGATGGAAATGGAAAACGGATTGATCATTGTGTTATTGACGCGCTGTACCACCCGAATAAAGCTGACAGTTCGGTGGCATTTGCTGAAAAAATAGCCGTTTCGACATTGTCCCTACGGAAGACGTACATTTTGGTTTGGAGCAACTATGGCGGAGTAGCAAGGCCTGGCGGTGATTTTATGGGGCAGGGCGGCAAGAATATTGCTGGTTTCACGTTCTTGGAGTTTCCGCGAGTTGCACGAGTTGGCGGCAAGACAACATACACAGTCGGCACACAGACGTTTACTGAAGATGAAGTGCTGGTATTGCCTGGTGGTGTTGATCCAAACGATCTATATGCTGGTTATTCGCCATCTGAAGCCTCACGTCGGTGGGCGACACTTGATGATTACATCGCCGATTTCCAGGCTGGCTTTTTCGAGAACGGAGCGGTGCCGGCTGGTCAGTTCATTATTACCGCACCAACACGGCAATCATTTCAAGAGAGCGTAGCGATGTTGCAAGACGCTCATCGCGGAGCCGGCAGCAACAACAACGTCACCTACACGCACCGACCGGTTGACTCTAAGACTGGCAAGCCATCGACTACCGCGGCTGTTGAGTGGGTGCCGTTCTCACAACCAAATAAAGATATTGACTTCGAGAACTTATTTAAGCAGGTTGATAGGCGGATTGACACGTCATTTGGCGTTTCAGCCATTATGAAAGGCATTGACGACACAGCTACGTACGCCAACGCACAGGTGTCAAAGCAGGTGTTTGCCGAGAATGTCGTTGACCCACTACTGTTACGTAACTACACACAGTTGACGCACGAGTTGAACCGAATCACTGGTGGCATGGGTATGGCCATAACTTACGAATTTGCTATTCCTCAGGTTGTTGACGAGGTCAAAGTGCAGGCTGAGGCTGATGATATTCGGATTAACAGCATCTTGAAGCTAGAAGCAGCAGGCTACAGCACCGAGAGCATTATTGACGCGCTAAAGCTACCTAATAATTTCAAGCTGTTGCGTAAGGGCGACTACGAGCCGCCAGAGATTGAGAACGATAAGCCGGATGTTGACGAGGGTGACGAAGTAGCAGACGCACCAGACCGCCGCAAGGTTGGCGACACGGGGGTTTGGGGAGAAGCGAATGGCACCAGCCCAAAAGCATCAGCCGACAAGCAGCCACAGACGCTCGATGACTTTGAGCAGCTGATTTATGATGCAACGACTGAGTTTATGCAGAAACAAGTCGACCGAGCTATTGCTGAATCACGCCAGGTGGCTGAAAACAGTACCGAGGAAGACGACGAGCAAAACGAATTTGCCGAGGTATTGCTGTTGATCATTGTGGCGTTGATGATAGTTCAAGGTGCGATTTACTTCGAGGACGGCAAGCAATTGCTGATAGATAACGGCGTATCTACTACTGAGTTAACTGGCTTTGTGGTGGCAGCCTCAACACAGGAAGCTTACCGAGCATATCTACTAAATGTGGCTCGCTCATATGCTGACGATACGGCCGCCTCAATTCGCCGTGTGCTTGATCATGCGGCATCTCATGGTTGGGCACAGTCTGAGCTGGAGGAGAAGCTGCGAGGCATTATGAAGACTGATGAGTGGCGAGTACAGCGAATGGCTCGCACTGAGATATCACGAGCCGACGCACTGTCAAGCGTTGAAGCCATGAAGCAGATGCAAAACCAAACAGGTACGTTGATCGAGAAAGCAATGGAGAGTGATACCGGCAAGCCGTGTGAGTTTTGTGCCACGCTAATCGATAAGTGGGTGGCAGTTGACGAGCCAATCCTGAATCTGAATGAGGCAATTATTGGCAGGGACGGTGGCATATTTATCAATAACTTTGCACAGAATGACGGCTATGACGTACATCCGAACGGACACTGCCACCCGAAGTACCGCGTCGTCAAGGCGTATTTGAATGCTGAGCGGCGAATTATCGATGACGAGATGGCTGATTTAGATTTGCGATGCGAGGAGTGCGGCCGCTACCTAAATATCAAGGGTGTGACGCAGATGATCGCACAGATACGTTGCAGCAATGCGAAGTGTAAGCACGTCAACAATATCAAGATTGTGAACGCCACTTCGACAGACGACCAGGTGCGTTATGAGTTCGATAAATCGTAATCTGTAGTCTTAGAAATAAGACGAGAGCAAGACGCTCAAACTGGACGGGCAAGCAGGAGTCGAAAGCAAACTTTAACAAGGAAATAAAGCATGAAGTTCTGGAAGTGGAGCAATTCCGTTTCATCGAATAATCAAGAGCTTATACTTGACGGGCCTATCGCGAGTGACACCTGGTGGGGAGATGAAGTCACGCCCGACCTATTTCGCGAAGAACTCAAGCAGCATGCGGGCGATTTGACAGTTGTCATCAACAGCCCCGGTGGCGATGTGTTCGCAGGCTTAGCGATTTATAACGCACTTGTGAATCATAACGGAAATGTCACTGTCAGAGTTGATGGTTTAGCGGCGTCGATCGCATCAGTAATTGCGATGGCAGGCGACAAGATTATCATGTCGCCAGGCTCAATGATCATGATTCACCGCCCGTCCGTTTACGCGGCTGGCACAGTGGATGACATGGAGAAAGCCAAAGATGTGTTGCTGAAGATCGAGGAGGGAATCACGCCTATCTACGCCAAGCGAACAGGGCTGAGCGATGAAAAGATCACTGAGCTGCTGGAAGCGGAAACGTGGATGCTTGCCGATAAGGCTGTCGAGCTTGGTTTTGCCGATGAGGTGTCTGATGCACCAGAGAAGCAAAAGCAAGATGAGGGCGTACAGAATGTGATGGATATGAACTTTGCATTCAGTATGTCGGCAGTCAAGCAGGCAGACGCCAAGCCAATGCAGAGCCTAGTTGAACAAATCAAGGCAAAAGCAGAGGCTGAAGCATCTAAGGCGGCGGAGCCGACCGAAGACGCAACTGAACCTGAGACGAAGACTGACGAACCAGCGGCCCCGGAAACCGCGCCAGAGGCAGAGCCTACTGACGAAGCTGAGCAATCAGAGCCGGAAAAATCAACTGATAACAATCCTGAGGAGGATACGGAAATGGAACCAAAAGACATTGCAAAGATGCAAGTTAAAGAACCAGCTGATCCAGCAGCTGTCGACAAAGGTACTGTCGTAAATTACCTGGACACACCAAAGGCGTTAGAAGATTTTGCTGACGTGTTGGTAGCACAAGCAGGTGCTGGTGCGGCAGCCGTTCGCGAAGCGTGGATGGACAAGCTTGAGGCTAACGGTGTACAGATGGCTGTCACTGGTGCCGACAAACTATTCCCAGCACCAGTTGTTGAGGCAGTTGAGAGTGCGTTTAAGGCTGGCGGACCAATTTGGAACCTAGTCGATAAAACTGGGCTTGATGCCTACAACACCGCCTGGGACACCAATACTGACGGCGCATTGGGACACCAGGCTGGTAAAGACAAGAAAGAGGCTACGATTGCTATCGAAAACCGTGTGCTTGAGGGTCAATACATCTACAAGTACCTCACCCTTGACAAGGAAACTATCCGCAAGAACAAGAGCACTGGCTCACTATTGCGTTACGTATTGCAAGAGCTGCCAAAGCGAATCATCGCAAGTATCGAGCGTGCGATTGTTATCGGCGACGGCTTAGCGGACAGCAGTGACGACAAGATCAAGTCGTTTGTATCTGTCAAAGCCGACGCTAAGGCTGGCAACGTGTTTGCTAAAACCTATACGCCAAAAACAGGAGAAAGTCGCCGTACTGCTATCTTGAATGCACGCGACCTAATCGAGGCTGAGGGCGACGTTTACATCATCGCAAAGCGTGGCTACCTCACCGCCCTGAAAGATGAGCGAGGTACTGACAAGCATATGCTATATACCCCAGGTGTTAACATCTTGGAAGACTTGGAGCTTGCTGGCAAATTCACGCCACAGTGGTTTAACGACACTAACGACGCCGAAAACGATGCCTACTTGGTTGTATTCAACAAATACAAGGTAGTTGGCGATCAGTCAATTGAGAGCTACACCAATTTTGCGCTGAAGCAGAATAAGCACGAATACTTGCAGGAGATCTTCGCAGGTGGCGGCTTGAGCGGCATCGCAGCAGCAGTGGCTATTAAACACGTAGCCTAACAGAGAGGGGCGCAAGAGATGACAGCATTGGTAACTAAAGAAGATATCGAGGGCATACTTTTACGCCCCCTTTCTGATACCGAGAATAAGTACTTTGAGCAGTTATTGCAGCAGGTGACAGAGACACTGGAAACGCTGCTGGATGTCAAAATGCAGGGCGAGGCAAATACGCCGCGTCGATATGAGGCAACTTGCGGCTCATGTTTCCTGATTGTCGATTCGTTCACTAGTCTATTGCCAGAGGTGACGACAGAAAGCGGTATGCCGCTGGTGGTCAAGTCAGTGAGTCAAGGCGACGAGCTGAACGCCAGCTGGTTCAACATCATTGAGATGGCTGAGCCATTGGAGGCGGGGCAACATGTTGTCAAAGCGGCGTGGGGATATGGAACGCCGTTGCCATACGGCTTGAGAATCCTCATTGCAAGGTTATTTGACACGCTGTCAATAGCTAATCAAGGTAGTTTTTATAACAACGTAAAATCCGAAACAGTGCTAAGTCATTCAGTGACGTATGACAACACCAAGCAAGTTATCGACCAGTTCGCGGAGGCAAACGTTGATCTACTGGCAAAGTATGTAAAGCCAATCAGCAATTGCGTGGTGTCTGGCTACACTGACACGCCACTGAGTCAGCGTGGAGTTCATCGTCATGATATTCCGCGATAATATCACGCTAGTTGCACCCGTAGACGGTGTGTACCGTCAGACGGGAGGCGAGCGACACAGCGTGAAGTGTGTCATTGAGCAGACGAGTGGCTTGACTCGCGGCGGTAGCTACGATGCCATGACAGGCGACGCCAGAGCGTACCTGGACGGCCGAGATAGCTGGTTATCGTCAACTGGCTACTCGATCGAGGGATATTTCGCCGAGGTGACGCTGTTTGGCGTTAAGCGGGTGTACCGCGTTGCCAACGTAGCAGTCGGCAGGGCAGTTATCACCAGCGGTACAGTACAGCACGTTGAGATTGAGCTAGCAAGGCTCGATAGAGAGGTGTGATTATGCCGGTAATCGACAATACAGTGGCTGTCAAACGATTCTTTCAGAACCAGGCAGCGACAGGGTTGAACGCTATGGCGAATCATACTCTGACAGTAGCCAACCTCACCGCACCGTTCAGACGTGGGGGGTCGCTCAAGTCCCGCAATGTCGAGGTACGGCGAATTGGTAGAGACGCTATCAGGTTGACATGGAAGCCAGTCTACTCACAGTACCAGAACCGCGGCAGGCGTGCGAATGGCACTCATGTGGTACGTAAGTACACTACATCTGGCACTGGTAAAGGTTTCGTTGATGAGGGTGTGAGAAGCACTATGAAAGATTACAAGAGGTTTTTTAGATGAATGTAGCATTGGAGATCGCAAAGGTAGTGGCTACTGCCGTTGGTGGAGAGCTTGGCAAAAATGTGTTTGTCGGGCGATTACCAGCAAACAAAAGCCAAGACGGTATGGCGGCAGTTGCGGCTAACGGCGGTGAATATGACGGTGGTAACTTAGGTAATACCAAACTGACCACCGAACTAACGATTACCGTAGTGAAAGCTGATGCGGCTGAGCTATACGAGCTCGACAGCAAGCTGCGTACAGCATTGATGCAGTTGCCATACACTGACGCGAGATTCATTCGCGTGAGCGTATTTCCGATGCAAGACAGCGCCTATGAAGCCTCTGAATTACGGATGGGGGTATGGAGTGCCCAATCTGTAACATTAGTTTTGAAAGATTAAGCAAAGGAGTAATTAAATGGCAGCAATCGATTACGCCGGCTTGAACCACGATCTGTATTTCGGGGACAAGACTGGTAAAAATTTCAAGCAAGTCCTGGGTGTGAACGACCTGGACTTTGACAACGACAAGGATGAGGTGACACGTGATTTTATCGACGGCACAAACCTCAAACTTATCAAATCGTTCAAATCTACCATCAAGTTTAAGGTGACGGATATTGGGCAAGACAACCTCAAGAACATTGTGCCTGGTTATGTATATAACAGTGGCGAGACGATTGACGGCACTACTGGCATTACTGTCGGTACAAAAGGTGCTGTACAGGTTGGCTTGCAAAAAGGCAGCTCGACACAGGTGCCTGGCGTATTCAAGCTGGTGCCGAAATTAGCAGCTCAAGCAGGCCATACGTTGTTCATGCTTGACGCTACGGCAACCCTGAGCGACATCAGCCAAGAAGACGGTTTGACTGAGTTTGAAATCAGCGTAACCGGCAAATTGATCAAGGGCGACCTGACATTTGCGTAACAGGGGTGGCACGGTGATAAAAACACCGTGTCAATACCTAAATTGATAAAAAAATAATGTAGTTTTTACAACTATGGAATGGAGAATGAGATGGCGTTTGTTCTAAAAAAGAAGCAGCCTGAGAAGCGTGTATTGCTGGACATTGAAATGCCAGCAGACGGTGACGAGCCAGCAAAGCACTACAAATATCTAATTCCGCGGGTCAAGCAGTACAAAGCCCTTGAAGCAAACACTGCGCGATTAAGCATTGGTGGCGAAGACGGCAAGGCTGTTACTGGTAGTGCGATTGTCATGGATGTTGTAGCTCGAGCGACAGTAGTTGAGGGCGGGCTATCTTTAAGAGATTTGCTTGATGCACTTGATAATGACAACGTCGACGCTCTACTGCTTGAAATTGTGCGATTAGCAACCACAGGGCTAACTAAGCTAGCCGCTGAGGGCGTTGAGGTGCGAGAAGTCGAGGCGTAGCCATGAACGAGAATAATCAGCCTGGATACGATATCGAAAAGTACGAACAGTATTTGAAGATTCAGGCTGATAAAGTTCTCACAAGCTTTGAGGAGAGAGTGCATATAATCTTGCTCAGCTATCCGCAATACACGCACGAGCAGGTTTTAGAAATGGACGAGGCTGACGCGGTGGAGTTAGCAAAAGCAGCAATACGTCGCGAATGCGAGCGAACGCTGAGCCTCCTGTCTGTGATAGCAGCAGCACAAAATAAGGACGCGTACAAAAAAATGTATAGTTCTTTGACAAAAACTATAAGGGGTTTGAGGTGATCTTATCCATCACGACGAGAAGTATTAACATATCCGCGCTTAGCGTTGTATGTGTCGACGATCTCACCAGCTTTGGCAATTGTTTTAACGGACCCAAGGTAAGCGTATCCACAAGTAAACGTGTACATCAATCCTCGGGTAATTCTTCCCATATAAAACCATGGCAGCCCATTAAAAAATGGAATCAAACCAATCAGAGCAAGCTTTTTGAATGTTTCAACATCTTTCATTATAAGATCCTTTCTTTAGTAAAGAAATTATACCACGGAAACGAAATATGAACCAAGGAACAATAGTAGTTACCTACAAAGTTGACAGGTCAAAATTTGACAAGTCTGTTTCTGATGTTCAGAAAAAAATGAAGAATGTCGCCAAGGATAATGACGAGCTCACCAAAAAGATGGCTGAGTCTTGGAGCAAGATTGGAACTGGATTTAAGCAGCTGGGGGTTGGCATAAAAAATGCGGCAGTTGAGAGTGCTGCCATCATCTCAAAAGAGCTTATTCAACCAATCACCAACAAGCTAGCGCCATTGGCAAGTAAAATCAGCGCAGGTTTTGCAAATATTGGCAATCGCATTGCCACATTCTTTTCACCAATGACTAACGCTGCCAGCAAAGCTGCTAGTGCAATATCTGCGGCTTTCATTAGAGCACGCAATGCTGTTGCAAATACGTTTAGCAATATCGGCGCGTTCATATCATCGAAATTATCTATCGCCGCTAATACAGTAACTAGTTTTGCATCTAAAGTTGGACAGGGCATGGCGTTAGTGGCGCAAAAACTCGCCGCACCATTTATCTGGTTAGGTAAAGGTATAGGCACAATCCTAGCCCCTGTCGCGCAAAAAATGATAGCAGTATTCGGTGGAATCGGCGGTGCGATTGGACGCAACTTGGCGCCCGGACTATCGACGATTGGTAGCGGTATTTCTGGTATGTTTAGTGCACTTGGTGGCAAGATTAGCAATGCTGTTGGTGGCATGGTTAGTCAGGTAATGCCACACATCAACTCTCTGGCTAGCGGCTTAAAGGAGAAATTAGGCGGTGCATTGAGTCATGTCGGTGGCGTGGCTAAAGGACTAGGCAAGGCATTTGCTATTGGAACAGCAGCCGCAGCAGTAGCGATTGGTGGGCTGGCCAAAAAATCTGTCGAGGGATTTGCAGAATGGGAGCAGTTGGTCGGCGGTGTTGATACACTGTTTAAGAAATCAAGCGACACGGTTCAGGCGTATGCGGCGAATGCTTATAAAACAGCAGGTCTGTCGGCAAACCAATACATGGAGACCGTCACAAGCTTTTCAGCGTCATTATTGCAAGGTCTGAAAGGCGACACTGAAAAATCAGCTCAATATGCTCATATGGCCGTTACAGACATGGCTGATAACGCCAACAAAATGGGCACTGATATTGCAAGGATCCAGGATGCTTACCAGGGCTTCGCAAAAGACAACTATACTATGCTCGACAACCTGAAGCTTGGCTATGGTGGTACTGCTGGCGAGATGGCACGCCTGGTCAATGAAACAGGCGTGATGGGCAAGGGTTTCAAGGCGACGGCCGAGAACGTCAAGGATATCCCATTCGATAAGCTCATCGAAGCAATCCATAAAGTTCAGGAGAAAATGGGTATTACTGGTACGACCGCTAAAGAAGCTAGCGAGACTATTAGTGGTAGCTTTTATTCGATGAAAGCTGCTTGGTCAAATCTCGTTGCTGGTATCGGTAACGAAGATATTTCGTATGATGAAATACTTGGCAACTTCACATCGTCTGTCGAAGTATTTTTGAAAAATATGGTGCCAAGGCTGGCGGATTCTATCGGGGGCATTTCTAGGGCGTTGCCAGAGATAATTAACAGATTGACGCCGCTTATACCACCGATTCTCGGCAAATTATTGCCAGCTATCATCAATGGAATCATCCTCCTGCTCAATGCACTGGTTCAAACCGCGCCGCAGTGGATTGGTCAAATCATAGCTATGCTACCAGCGCTGATTCAGGGCTTTATGCAATTGTTTATGGCGCTTTTGCAAGCTGCGCCACAGATTATCGCAGTCATAACACCAATGATCCCGCAAATTGTCGACAGCTTGGTTACGACACTAACAGAGCCGACTATGCTACAGGCGCTGATTATGGGTGCGATTCAGCTGTTCTTAGCCATAATTGAAGCATTACCTACAGTTATTAACGCGCTGGTCGACGCACTGCCACGTGTCATTGACGCAATTGTTACGACACTGACGCAGCCAGTAATGTTGCAGAAATTAGGCGAGTCTGCCGTCAAGCTACTGTTCGCGTTGATCCATGGCATTGGCAGTATGCTTGGTCACATCGGCAGTGCTGCATGGAAAGTCATCAATAAAATTGTCGAGGTATTATCACCGTCAAGTCTATGGAGCGTTGGAGAAAATCTAATCAAGGGGCTGTGGAATGGCATTAGCAACGTGACCGGCTGGATTCTAGATAAAATAAAAGGGTTCGGCAAATCTGTACTTGATGGCATCAAGAATTTCTTTGGTATCCATTCACCGTCGACTGTCATGGCAAAGATGGGTGGATTTTTAGGACAAGGATTTGCTAACGGTATCACTGACAGCATTGGAGGTGTGTTATCAGCGGTCGATACAATGAATGGTGCGGTTTCTGGCAGAATGACAACTTCGCTGTCACCTGATTTTAGTGTATCTGGTAGTGGCAGTATTTCTTTACGAGCCGACGACATCTGGGGCGATAAAAACAATGGCGGTTCTAATGATGGTTATCCGCAGATCAACCAAACCGTCAACCTGACAAACGGCATCGACGTTGACCAATATAACCGAAGCCTGGTGCAGCAAATGAGGAGGGGTTAGATATGAGAACATATGACGTACAGATCACTAATATGCGCACTAATGAAAGCGTATTTCTGGCAGGCAGCAAACAAGGGTTATCCCACTTAACGCCGCCATTGAAAGGCTTTGGCGATCCTGACGTCCGCAACAGTCAGTATGTGTTCTCTGGTGCCGACGGCGGCAGCGTAGATGAGCAATTCTACGGCGTGCGGCAAATCCCGCTGAGTTTCTTCGTAGCTGTGGAGCACGACGGAAGACTTACCGAGATGCACGCCGAGATGGCAAAAATTGCTAGAACCATTAAAATCCGCGACAAGTTGCGAGTGCAATTATTCACGCCAACTGGACGCGTCTACCAGACCATCGTCAAACTGACGCAGCCTCTCGACCCGAAAATTGAGTGGCCGCTCATTGCCGACTATGACATCGAACTGGTAGCGGGCGATCCGCGGATGTATGACTATACCGACGGCGCAGCACAGCGAATCACGCTAGAGCGTCCACGTGATGGTGGTTTATTGTGGAGCCCGACAGGTTTACTTTGGGAGCGTGACGGCTTGCACTGGGTGGCCGGCGGAGGGGCGAACCACGCCATCAACGACGGCAACACGTACGTCTGGCCAACGATAACGATTTCTGGCAAAGTTACCAACCCAACAGTGTCCAACCAGACAACTGGCGAAATATTGGCACTGAATATCAGCACAACAGACAGCGACACAATCGTGTTTGATACGTATAACCGCGAAGTGACTCTGAACGGCGTCGGCATCGAAAATAACCTGACGAGAAGCCAATATTGGCGACTGGTGCCTAGGTTGAATGAACTGACATTTAACACATCGAACAGTGCTGACACTGGCACGGCCATCGTTGAGTGGTACAACGGCTATACAGGAGTGGCATAATGGACGAATATGTAGCACCACGATACACTGTCGAGCTGTGGCACCGCGGCAAAACTAAGATTGCAGACATTACGAAGCTTTGCCAAGATATCGACTGGAGTATGACACGGAATGGCGTTGAATCGCTGGACTTTAATATGTCGATGCCAGACTGGGAAGAGAAGTGTCGGCGGATCGGCGAGAACCCAAACACTATATTGAAGCCGTGGGTGAGTGACATCAGGATCAAACGCAACGGCGAATATTTGTTTGGTGCGGTAGTAGTGGAAGCGAATCGCAACCTGAACACCGACGACGCACGAATACTAGTGCAGTGCGACGGCTATTTGAATCTGATTGACGCACGGTATTTGAATGGCCGCTGGAAAGGGATTGAGGCTACTGACATTGCTTGGGATATTATTCAGGAAGTGCAAAATAGACCTAATGGCGACGTTGGTATCACCAAGGGCAGCAGGCAGTACCGCACCGGCGTACGACGTGACAGAATGGACGACTGGGAAGACATCAACGCTAAAGATGCGTTGGTGTCGCTAACCAATTTGCAAGATGGTAAGTTCGATTTTCGGTTCACCTACGACCGCAAGTTTGAGACGTTTCAGACGCTCGGTAATGAGCGGCCAGACGTGACAGTACACTATCCTGATGACGGGCTGGGTATTGGTGCCATCAGGATGGAGCTGCCGCAATCTGGGGCAAACCTGTACAACAACATTATAGGCAAAGCCTCTGGTATGGGCGAGGAGACAATTCGCTACAGTGCTGAGGACGTACTAAGCCAGCAGGAGTTCATCTTACGAGAGAGGGTGCAGTTATACAACAGCATTAAGAATCTGAGCACTCTGGCGGGGCATTGCGAGGCTGATGTAGCAGTGATGAGCCGACTGGTTGATTTGCCGCGAGTCACAGTGCGTGGTGCCCAGTTTGATTTGAATAGTATCGGCGTCGGTGATCGAATTGTTGTTAAGCAAAGTAAATATTCATCCTGTCCGCTGAGTGGCTACTATCGTATCGAGCAACTGTCGGTGAAAGTCGATGAGAACATGAGCGAGGAGATAACTTTAACTCTGGACAATTACGACCTATGAGCGAGCGATTAAACCTGGTGGAGGAACGACGTGCTATTGGCAAATTGCGGGCACTTCTGCGTGCCACCGAGCAGATGAAAGCAGCACAGAGAACCAGCAATAAGTCTGGCATTATTTACTATGAGACAAAAAGCGCTCAAGAATATGACGCGATGATACCTGTCACATATGACTCGACTTTTCCTAGCGGCAGAATAATCAAGATTGAGACGACATTTACCGCACGCAAACAGCAGTGGCCGTACGTGCTGTTTTTACCGCAGTTTTATGTCGGAGACAACCCTGACACGCTGGCGGGTGCGCAGCCAGTCACCGGCAGTATTATTGATCAGAGTTCGCCAGATATCAATAAGTTAGAGGTGCCATATCAACTAGCGTTTAGCGCCAGCGCCACTATCGACAATCCGCCGCAGGGGCAGACGAAGTATGTGTACGCTAAATGCGTTTTTCTGGGGACCGATAAGGGGTCGTTCAGCATGAAAGCGAGACTGCTATGAATCGGCTGAGCATGCTGCCTGAAAATCAACTAGCGGACATCCTGGCGTCACTTGATCGCAACATCCGCGACCTCAAGACTAGCCAGGTGATGGCATCAAGCGGGCTGGTATTTTATGAGAGTGCCAGCAACGACGAATGGGATTTTAATCAGGCGGCTAGTGTAGTTGGTGGGCAACAGCAAGCCTCTGGCGTGCCATTTATCATCACGGCGACAGCAAAAAAGGATAAAACATTCCTGTTGGCCGATTTGATTATTGACAAGATGTTGATAAACAGTGCAGCACCAACGCGTATTGACATAATACCAATATCGAGCGACGCGCGGCATATTCGTAAGTGGTTTGCATACGTGTACGTGCGAAAGGGGCTGAGCAGTGTATTGGCACAGATGAAGTGTGCTGTGGTGGCAAATACTAACGTTGATTTAACCGTTGAAAGCAGGATGTTATGAGGATTCAAGAGATAGATGGTGAGACGATGGCACGAATCATTACGCGGTGCGAGCGTGAAATTACCGAAATGAAAGCCACGCAGCGTGTTGGTGCTGACGGTGTGCAGGTATTTCGCGTCAAGTTAGAAGCGGCGATCGACAAGCGTGACGCAACGTTTCTGAGGCGGTTCAAAATCGTATTTACGCCGAAAGCCAGCACGTATCAGTCTGGTATGGTTTTTAAGCTGATGGTTGGCAGGTGCAGCAGTCATGGCTCGAGACTAGAGGATGTTATTCGCTATTTTCAGCGCCAGCGAAACAGTGGTGGTGTACAGACGTGGCTAAATATATCAGATTTCTTGGTCGACCTCGGCAGCAACACGTTCAAAATCTACGCGTTCGCTACGTCTGATGGCGAGCTGAGAGTTGAGTATACCTAATCTGTAATGTAGTAAGTGAGAATGAATAATATACGAGACAAAGAATCAATGAATCAAACGCCTAAAACGGTGCGGGAATTGGGCATCATAATAACAGCACGCGATGATGTGCTGAATGAGCGACTATCTTCTATAAACGACAACGTGTCGCGACTGGCGGAGTCGGTAAGTCAACTGGCACAATCGAAAGCCGATGCCGAGGAGCTTAAAGCCCTGATAGCCCGCGTGGAACTGATGCAAGGCAATTATCTGTCCAAGAGCGAAGCCAAGATTGGTGCTGGCGTAATGACAGCAGTAATTACTGTGATTGGCTTTATGGTCGATTTGATTGTGAGAGTCGTGAATAAACCGTAAATAGGAGGCAACAATGGCAGTCAGGCAAACCTACAATCCAAATCTAAACATCGGCGCACGGAGCGGTTGGTGTTTGCAATACGTAGATGACGCGATTAGCTCACTAACTCGAACACCAAGTGCTCAAGCAGCATACTTAAACGAATTAAATGCTGGTCGTATAAACACAGGTCCCGCCCCTGTTGGTATTTGGGTGGTAGGATTTTTGGGCTTTTCGAGAGGTATTTATGCGGATTACGGACATGTGTTCTTAATGCGAAAGCGTGAGGATGGCTCAATCGAAATCCATGACAGTGAAGTTCACAGTGGAGCACGAGGGATTTACAACAGTATTGAAGAGATTATGAACTGGATGGGAAATTATGGTCCAGATTATCTCGGATATTCATACTGTTGCGACGGTAGATGTATCGCCGAAGATTACGACGAAACTCAGCCGACAGATAGAAAAATGGAAGAATACGGCAACGCTCGCGACGAAGCTAACACAAATTCAGCTATTTTTCAGGAATTAGAAAAAGGCGACGTCATCGCTATGAAAGGTTATGTTACGAATGGTCAGCCTGTCGCTGGAGACACAGTCTGGTACGTTACAGCTCGAAGTGGAAAATATATGAGCCGTCAGCTATTCGAGGACAAAGATTTGCATGACTTGCCAGACTTAACGCCTACACCAGAACCTCAACCAAAGCCAGAAGAACCACAAGAAGACTACAGCAAGATTATACTAGACGTCTCAAATCACCAAGACGACGCTATTGTAAATCATTTTCATAAGTTCGCTGGCGTCATTCTCAAGGCTGGTCATGTCGGACAGTCGTTTGGTGGTGATGCGAATAAAATTGACCCCAAATTAGTCAAATTCGCTAAAGCCGCAGGAGACAAGTTACTAGGTATTTACTGGTTGCCTTATTTCTCAACTGAAGAAGAAGCTAAGACTGAAGCAGAGCGTTTTATCGAAGCTCAAAAACTTGTCAACGCACCATTGTTATTTGTAGACCTAGAGCCAGATTTTGAAGGCACACTCGAGCAATTGAAGCTATTCAAGAACCTAGTTCTACAGAAAACTGGCAAACAAGTCTTCACGTATGCAGGTGAAGCTATTATTCAGAAATTAGGCTTGCCACGCGTCGATTGGTATCCAAATTACGGCACGAAAGAAAACTACGCACACGGCGCGCTAATCCATCAGTTTACCGATACCGGCAAAATTGATGGCT